ACATATACATTAAATAATGGAAATAGTCAAATAGCAACAATTGCTATTAACACATCAACTACAATAATTACAACAGGCACATCTGCTGGAGATGTGGTAGCATATTCGAATGGAACAGCAGTAACCTTCGAGGCCGCATCAAGTTAAAATAACCGAATGATTTTTTTTGTAAATATTAAAATCATTCAAAACATGTATAATAATGAGTGAAGAAAAAAAGGATGATGATGATGATACTAATACTAATACCAATATTAATACCAATAACAAAGAGTTTCTAGAGCAACTTAAAGCAATAAACGATGATGATAAAATTTCCCTAGAAGAAATAGATACATTAGATTTGGGTGCGTGTCCAATATGTTATGAGAAACTCCAATTTTTAAAATATGATGAAGAAGATAAAGAATTAAAACCGAACCCCAATGTAGTAACAACTCCGTGTGGTCACAGTTTTTGTTTCACTTGTTTATCGACACATATTGATAGGAAAGATACCTGTCCAATGTGTCGTGCGACTATATCGAAAAAACAGCGTTATCGATTAATGTCTTCATATGAAGGGAGTTTTGTAATCAAACAAAAGATGGACCTTCATTTAACGTATAAATTTAATTCTTTAATAAACGCAGCCGAACAATTAAATGATCCAAACATATTATTGAGCCAAGTTAAGTATTGTATGTATGATGTAATGCAGACATTTAGACGATTACAAATAGTCGACGGAGAAGCCGATGACGAAGATGATTAAGTATAATATAGATTTGTTCAATAACAATATAAATAAAAAATGCGGATTATATAAAATGGACAATACAGTACAATTGGAGAAAATAAAGACACGTATTGAGAAACTTTCAAAAGACAATCAAATCGAGATTTTAAAGATATTACATTCTTCTCCCGATGTGAAATTAAATGAGAACAAAAGTGGGGTTTATGTGAATTTATCTTTTCTTCCCGAAAATGCCTTTAAAAAAATGTTATCGTATTTAGATTATGTTCAAGAGCAGGAGAAAATGCTTTTATTGACGGAAACGAAAAAGGACACTTATGTAAAAACATTTTTCGGTCAAGACGCAGAAGACAATAATGAAATAGTAAATACAATATAATATATTTATACCGTTGGAAATTTAAATAGGAACAACTTTGTTGTCCGAATTTCATTTCATTACCGGTATCTGACCATTGAGTAATTTAAAATGTTCCATTTGAAATTACAAAGGGTTTAAAGGTAATACAAGTGATATATATAAGACTTAATGATAAATACTATATTAAATCAAATTTTTTATGATATTAATAAATTTGATGTAGATCCAACTTTATTTGAAAAATACATGTTATCTAGTGATTATATTAAAACAATAAAACCGATTGTTAATATAATTGATAAGGAAATCGAAGAAGAGATCGAACAAGTTCAAGAAATAAAGGAAAAGCACGAATTATTTATGCCGAGAGTAAAAGATAGATTGTTTTGTTGTATATACATTGTGAATGTAGGTATAGGAGAATATCATATGTTGGGAAGTCGATATAAGAATGTCGAACTACAAGAGAAACAAAATATTGTGAATTTTATAAATAAAAACAGATCACATATAAAGACGACCTCACAGAGTAACGGTGTAAAGATAACGAATGTGAAATTACAAAATATAAGTTCGGAATTAATGACGGATAACAAAACAACATGGTATACGTTTTGGGTCTTATGTATGTATTATAAGATAAATGCTATTATTGTTCAAGGAAAGGTATATATGGAATTTACAGTGGATTCGGTGTATGATACATATCATTTTGAACGCAACGATGACTTACAGATTACAGTAGATTTCTTAAAAATGAATGAAGAAACGATATTAAAAATAAAAAGTAAGCGGTTGAAAATCGACCCGTTTGTAGAGAAGATATTAAAAGGTGTTTCTTCATATAAGACACAAGAATTACAAGAAATGATGAATATATTACAATTACACTGTTCGGTTGAAAAGCCAAAGAAACAGGATATGTATGAAACACTTATAAAATATATGGTTTCCAAAGAACTACAAAATTGAATAAGTTAATGGAAAATAATATATGAATAAGATATACTTATTTATATATTATGGACAAAGAGGATATGAAATCACATACACCAGAAGGTTATACGCCAAAAACACCAGAAGGTTCTCCACCGAAAACACCAGAAGGTTATACGCCAAAAACACCAGAAGGTTCTCCACCGAAAACACCAGAAGGTTATACGCCGAAAACACCAGAAGGTTCTCCGCCGAAAACACCAGATTGCACTCCTCCTGAATCTCCATCACTAAATAAATCAAACCCAAAAAAAGATTTTGAGGCAATGGTTGAATTTTATTTAGCAGATAATTCATCTGGTTATATGAATAAAGGAAATGGTGAATTAGAAATACGTTTTGGAACAAACCCTAAGAGTGGCAAGCCCTTATCAAAAATAGATTACGACAATGTTGTTCAACAATTTTATTCGGCAGGATTTAAAACTGAAAATGTAGAAGGACTCAGTATTTTGAGAATTCAAGGTGAAAATTTGAATAAAAAGACGGGTCAGATGCGTATTTCCAATGTGCGCGCGGAGGTAATGGGAATTGACCTGATTCAGGAATATTGTAGAACAAATAATTTACAGAAATTGTTGGATTTGCCTTCAACTATATCTGCTGTTTCTGATAAAATCAAATTCACCCAAAAAAATCCCCCTTATATTGGCGATACAAGAGAAACAAGTAAGCCTATGCGAGCGGTTGACTTCACCGATTTTAATTTTCGTGTGTCTTACCAGTATGAGAAGGATTATTATCCACATACTGAAATGGCGAAGAGTATATTATCGTCGTGGTTGGATACAAAAAAGGTGTTTCGATACATTAACCGCGTTCGTCTCGTTCATGATGAATTTCCTATATTCTTGGATGTTAGTATAGTAAAAGGTTCTTCGAAAGCAAATAAAAGAGTGCCTATTCCCCAATATACAGTTCAAGATGCGAATGTATTTGATAATGAAGAAACATATGAAGTAGAATTGGAGGTAGATAATAGCCGAATCGGTATGGGAACAAAATACAATACTGAAAAATCTATTTTGGACGCTATTCGTAAATGTATACGTATTGTATTGAGTGGATTACAGGGAACAAGTTATCCTATTTCAAATAGTGAAAAAGATAGTGTATTGGTTTCTTATATGACTACTGTTTTCGGCGAAGAATATACAAAAGAATTTATGCTCTCTTATAAGAGTGATAATTATGGTATAGCAAATAAGGCGAAACGTAATTTGAATAAACACTTTATTGGACCGTCTTCATATACGTTACAAATAGAGAATGTTGTCTCGTTACCGGAAGAAGGTAAAGAACGTGAGACGACAGTTCCAAATATTCGTGATAATTATACAGTCACAGACAAAGCAGATGGTGATAGAAAATTGTTATACATTACCGAAAATGGATATATCTATATGATTGATACGAATATGAATATAATATTTACGGGAATAGTTACAAGAGATGATACATTATTTAATAGTGTATTGGATGGAGAACATATCAAATACGACAAACACAATAAATTTGTGAATATTTATGCTGCTTTTGATATATATTTTATAAAGAACAAGAGTGTTCGAGAATTAAATTTTGTAGCATTAGATGAAGCAGATGTTCCTGAAAAATTCCGTCTTTATCTGTTAAACAATTATGTTCGTAATTTAAAGGCATTATCTATTTTAAATAAAGACAGTGGAAATAGTAATCCCAGGAAAATGAAGGGTATGGTTGATGATACAGACCATCATTCTTGTTGGTTAAATGTGAAATGTAAAAAGTTTTCTACTTCTTATCAAGGAGATATATTTAAGAGTTGTGAAGGAATATTATCAAGAGTAAGAGATGGATCGTATGAATATAACACAGATGGTCTCATATTCACTCCGGCATCAACGGGTGTAGGTGGAAATGCACCTGGTAAGGCGGGAGCATTGAAAAAGATTACCTGGGAACAATCATTTAAATGGAAACCCCCTGCATTTAATACGATTGATTTCCTGGTTTCTGTGAAAAAGGATAAAAATGGGAAGGATGAGGTTCATAATGTATTCCAAGAAGGAACCGACTTACAATCGAGTAAAAATGTGATTCAATATAAAACGTTGGTTTTGAGATGTGGTTTTAGTCGCAATGATCATGGTTATGTGAATCCAATGATGGATGTGATAAATGATGTTCTTCCATCGACAGATGAAAAAGATAGTTCATATAAATATCAACCAGTTCCATTTCAACCCACAAATCCATATGATGTAGACGCACAATACTGTAATGTGGAACTAAAAGAGAGTGGAAGTGGATTAGTAATGATGACCGAGGAGAATGAATATTTCGAAGAGGATATGATTATTGAGTTTAGTTATGACCTAACAAAGGAGGGATTCTGGAGATGGACACCATTGCGTGTGCGTTATGATAAAACGAATGATCTTCGTTCGGGAGGTAGTAATTTCGGAAATGCGTATCATGTAGCAAATAGTAACTGGCATAGTATTCACAATCCAGTAACGGAACAAATGATAATGTCTGGTAAAGACATTCCCGAGTTATTGGGGGATGAAGATGTATATTATAATCGAAGCGGCAAGGAAACAACAACGAAGGCATTGCGAAATTTCCATAATTTGTATGTAAAACGTAAGTTAATTTTGGGTGTAGGAAATCGTGGTGATACATTGATTGATTATGCGGTAGGAAAGGGAGGTGATTTTCCGAAATGGATTGCTTCGAAATTGGATTTTGTATTCGGAATTGATGTATCAAAAGATAATATTGAGCATCAGTTAAACGGTGCTTGTGCGAGATATTTGAATTATCGTGCGAAATATACAAAGATGCCTAGAGCGTTATTCGCACACGGCGATAGTAGTTTAAATATACGAAATGGTAGGGCATTAGAAAGTGAACGTGATAAACAAATTGCGAATGCGGTATTTGGTAATGGCTCAAAAGATAAAGAAGAATTAGGAGATGGTGTATATCGCAATTTTGGAATTGGTAAGGACGGATTTAATGTAAGCTCATGTCAGTTCGCTATTCATTACTTCTTTAATGATGATAAAACATTACATTCGTTCTTGCGAAATGTATCCGAATGTACAAAAGTAGGTGGATATTTTATAGGAACTTGTTATGATGGAGAAACCGTATTTCAGTTATTAAAGTCGAAAAACAAGGGTGAGTCGATGAGTATATACAACGACGATGATAAAATGTATGAAATTACAAAACAATATAGTCATACAGGGTTTCCGGAAGACGAATATTCATTGAATTATCCAATTGATGTATATCAAGAAAGTATTAACAAGGTTTTCCGTGAATATCTGGTGAATTTTAAATATTTACAACATATGATGGATAATTATGGGTTCACTCTGTTAACAAAAGAAGAGGCCAATGCGATTAATTTACCTGATGGAAGTGGTATGTTTGATGAACTATATACAATGATGAATCAAGAAATTGATGAAAATTATAGAAATAAAAAGGAATATGATAATGCGAATAAAATGACTATTCAGGAGAAAAAAATATCATTTATGAACCGATATTTTGTATTCCGTAAGACACATAATGTAAATGCGGAAAAAGTGTATAAAATGATGGTTGGTAAGCAAATTGGCGATATGGGTCACGACGTAGATGATATTATTACTAGTGTGAATAAAAGAGAGGAGGATATCCGTGGAGTAGATACAAAATCTTCCGTCATTATTCGAAAGATTCCTGGTAAGAAAATTAAACTGACTATAGGTCATATCGAAGACACTTCTCAACAAGAAGTTGTATTGAAACCGAAACGAGTAATTATAAAACGACCAATAAAAAAAGATTAATACTATGAATATATTTAAACAATTATATGTATACTTTATAAGAATAAATATAATAATGATTCACTTTCAATTACCACGCAATTCTCCTTTTTTTTATAAATATATAGAATGCGTCTTTTCAGACGGAAATATTCCAGCTCACGTTGTATCTAACTCACTTGCCGGTTATTTAAATGATATTAAACAACGCATTGATTCGCAAGAGAGTGAATGGGATGTTTCAAAACGGTATACAAATCCATATGAATATATTCATACAATTGTTCCGGGAAAAAAGAAAAGTATAGCAAAACATAAGCCGTTATCTAGGTCATATTTTAAAATGATAGAGATTGTATATTTTTTTAAATTAATGGAGAATATGGATGATACGAATATCCAGACATATCATTTGGCGGAAGGTCCAGGTGGATTTATTGAAGCAATTGTTAAGATTCGAAACAATACAAATGATCGATACATTGGAATGTCTATATTAGATGATAAGAATGACCCTAATATTCCGGGATGGAAAAAAAGTAGGACATTTCTACACGAAAATCAGAATGTGTTAATTGAACATGGAATAGATGGTACAGGTAATATTTTATCGTCTTCAAATTTCGAATATTGTAAAAATGAATATGGAAATAAAATGTATTTAATAACAGGAGATGGTGGATTTGATTTTTCAGTGGATTTCAATAATCAAGAACATCAAATTTCTAGATTATTGTTTGGTCAAATTGTATATGCTCTAGTTATGCAAAAGAAAGGAGGGCATTTTGTATTAAAAATATTTGATTGTTTCATGCAACATACGATCGATATGTTGGCTCTGTTATCATCACTGTATGAAAAGGTTTATATAACAAAACCGCAAACCAGTCGTTATGCGAATTCTGAAAAATATATTGTATGTAAAGGTTATATTGGTCCAGATTGTGAACAGATTTATAAAGTATTAGCTACTGAATACGAAAAAATGTTGGTTACAGAAGCACCGTTGTTTCGAATAATTAATATTCCATTAACGCTATTATTTACAACCAAAATAGAGGAATATAACGCTATTTTTGGACAACAGCAGATAGAAAATATCCAATATACATTAATTCTGATACATAATAACAACAAAGAAAAGTATGCTTCCTTGATGAAAAATAATGTTAAAAAATGCGTAGATTGGTGTAATAAATATGGTGTTTTATACAATTCATTTAATATTACTGCTAATGTTTTTATGGAAAATTCCAGTAGTTAATTATTCATTTTAAATACTATCTTTAGCGGTTTCAACAAAAATTTTTTCATAATATTACATTATGAAAAAAAAGTTTTTTATTACTTTGTAACACATTTTGTATCACAAGGTGCAGGAAATCCAATTCTTTTCTTCACTGTATACGCATCACTAGAAGATCCATATGCGAGAGCATTACCAGTTGCCGAACCATAAGCTTTTGTATATAAATCGCCATTTGTCGTAATAGTTTCATAATTTAGTCTAGAAGTTCTAGAACTAGATGAAACACCACCTTGCTGTGAGAATTTATAATTATTAGGTTTAAATTGTGTCTCTTGATAATAGTCTGGATTATCGGGACAATAAATATTACCATTGCTATTAACAGCGTATTTATTATTCTCACTACCAGGTGCACCAGGTTTCACTACACCATTTCCAGATTGGAAATAATTATATTGATTTTGCTTAAATGTTTTGCCTCGATTTGTAAGATATTCTTTTGAAGTTGTCGCATAGGGAGCAGTAGTAGCAGTAGATGGTGTTTTCTTTAGAAGGCTCGCACCACGTGCTCTATTACGTGCGATTCTAGATGGATCAAAAGCATCGTTATCACAACATAATCCTCTCTCTCCTCTATTATTTACTAAATTTGTATCTAAAGTTTGTTTATTTCCTACACAATCACAATTAGTTTCGTCAAAAACGACTAAAGAACTTCCTGGACGATTGATTACATCAATGGATGTAGATTGTTTTGTGGAGTTTGATTTTTGTGTAGCAGTATTTGTTTCACGACGATATATTTTTAAGGGAGGAGATTTAAAAAACAATCCGGGTTTTTTATCGGTTACAAGTGCATCGTTTTTTTGTATTGAACTTGTGATTTGCCCAAATGTTTTTCCTTTCCATGGAACATATGCGGCTCTATTATTATTTAGTAAGGTAGTCTGAAACATTTATATATATATAATATAATATAATGAAATTCACAGGATATCCGAAATATGTGATTTTATTGATAATTGTAATAATTTTATGTTTTATTATTTTTCGAAGGATGAATTATTTTATAGAAGGTAATAGTGCTACTGCTACTCAATCAACTGAAGAATCAAAACAGTCAAAATTACAAGCTATTGTTATTGGATATACCAATGATATATATGATAAAATTTCTAATTTAATAACTAAAAAAACAAAGGAATCCGAAAAAACAACAGAAATGATTTTAAATGACCTGAAAAATGATATAGCAATTATAGAAAAACCGAATGTTTTAGAACAGGCCGAAATTGATAAATGGGGAAAATTAGTGGAATCCATTGAAAAACGTGTAATTGAATTACGATCAAATATTGTATATAAGAAAAAGACGGGTGCTTCTTTCAAAATAGGCAATGATAAGATTATTGGTGTTATAAATAAATATCTATAAAGGACTTATAATACTAGTTGTATATTATTATAAATGAATATCTATTTAAATTTTTGTGATATCAAGAATAATTTGAATAATACCATTGACTTAAGAGATAATATACGATATCTTTATCCAAAAAAAAATACTGTGATGAATGGTGAATTCACAAAAATACTTTTCTCTAGAAACATTGTTACAATGAATGGATTATATTTATATTTACCAATTACGGTTGAGAAAAAAAGAACTGCGAATAATGAGGTATTTATACGATATATTACAAATACTACGCCAAATATGATGATTGTGAGAGATTTAAAATTAATGGAGAAGGCATTATTATCCCATTACCAAGCATATACTAAACGTTCTAAGCAAATCGAATATATATTAGACCGCCAATTGTCCACAAATCAGATAAGAGTATATCATGATAATAACAATAAATTAATCAAGAATAATAGCTATGTAATTAAAATCTCTGGTATCTGGGAAACGGATTGTAAAATTGGTATGACTTATAAAATAATGGAATTATAAAAGCATAGACATCGCCGCACCCCGGCCTTTATTATGATGAAATGGTTTTGTTCCTTTATGTAAATCGTGCTCTTTTATGGCGGTTACATCCTCTTTATATTGAGTATCAAAATTATTTATGTGATATGTGTTTGTTCCTTCCTCGTATGTATATTCCAAATTATATATGGAATATATGCCTTCTTTTGTAGCATTCGTATATCTATCAAACTCTTTTTTATTAACCTGTTTTACATATCCATCATAAAAGTGAAGTATATTTTTATCAGCAAATGGATAAAATTCTTGTCTATCAACTGCTATTTTCGAACGAATCGCTCTTTCATAAAACATGTTGTCTTCATATCCCCACGCCCAAAAATTAGGAAACCCATTTATTCTTTCAAAATCACCTCCTGTAATGGATACTATTCCACCCAATGTATGTTTAAATCCATAAAAGTGTTTTATAACATTATTTGTTGTTTTATAGTTTATAAAGTTTTTAGTAAACGGTAATGTATCTACGTCATTAAAAATAAGTGTAATGTCTTTATAATTGTTAGGATATTGTTGTTTAACTATTAAAAATCCGATGTTTTTTATTGCACCACAATTAAAAGAACGTTCATCATTTTGATGAATAATCATTATTTTTTTATCGTTTTCTTGATAATCTTCTAAAATATATTCCATATGGCGATTAAAAAATATTAATTGTTGCTCTCTATCTCTGTAAGGAACTATAAATATTATTTTTGGTATACTTACATCTTGTTCTTCATCTTTTTGTATTTTTTCTGGAATATTTATAAAAAACATTTCATCTGTAGATTTTTCATCTAGTTCTAGTTTTATATTTTCCATAATAATTTAATAGTTTATTTTTTTATAAAAATATAAACTATTCTCAATTATATTCATTGTGTATAAGTGTTTTAATTCAATAGTCTAATAATCTGAATATTTTGTTTTTATGGTCGATGGTATTAAAGAATCTTTTAATACTTCCATCTTTTTATAACATTTATTAATAGTCACTTCACTTACACCGCATATATTCTTCACATTTGTTTTTGATATTGATAGATTACATTCTTGTGATATAAAATATACAATTCCTGCCGCGATTGAATGAGGTGTATTGTCGTTAATTGATCCCGTTTTCTCTATTTTTTTTGCTATGAATTTTGCTAAAAGAGTTAATTCGTGGTTTATATTTAATTTACTACAATATCTCTCAATAAATGAACTCGGAGTTGTTGAACATAAATCTTGTGTTCCCGCATTTAATGATGTTCCGTTTCGTTCCAGATTAGACAATATATTGACGGCCATTGAACAACCATTCGTAGCACTGGTTTTATCTAGTTTAAATATTTCGGCAATCTCATGAGATGTTCTTGGACAGTTATTTAATCGACACGATATATAGATGGATGCCGATTTAATACCGTCTCGGTTCATTCCTCGAAACATTTTTTGTTCTGAAATTTCTTTATGAATCGCCATCGCATCATCTATAAATATTCGGGGTATTCCCGCATTTTTAGCCATAATTGTGATAAATTGAAATTCTTCATATAATGATTTCTCACGATGAGGCATCGCCTGCCATTGGGTCCACTTTCTTATACGTTTCATCTCATATGACGCATTTTGCGAACATATAATCTTACAACCAAATGAAGATTCTTGTAATAGTGGGTTTATTGGATTACCGCAACGGGTTGGGTCTGTCGTATTTTTATCGTCCGCACCATAAAATCTCCATTCTGGTGAATAATCCAACGTTTCACGATATATTAAACCGCATTTTTTATTAGTGCACGTAGGTAAGCCCGTATCCATAATTATCATTTCTGATTCACAATGATAACATTTTCCTTGTTTTTCTGTATCAAATTGTATAATTTGAGGGTCTGTTTTTTTATCATATACACATTCGGTATCATTATCTATATCATACATATCCCATAATCGTTGTTTCTCTTTAGAAGATACAAATGATTTTTTTTTTTGTGTTTTATTTTTTTTTTCTTGCGTAATTTTTATAGACATCTTGCTTAATATATGAAATAGGGTTTATATGTATTCAATTTTATATATTACAATTAATTAGATTTTTCATATTGTTTTCTATATATATTATAATATGAGTGATAATAATGAACCAAAGGCTTTTAGTTCTAGGCAATTTAATAAAATAAGTGGAGAAATGTCTACTAAAATAGTGGATCGTATTTGTAGTGATATTGCTGCGGATGCTTCGGACAGTTCTGATGACCCTCTTTCAAATGTGTTAAGAGACAATTTAGCCAAACAAATAACAGGTGTTATCGAAAGTAATGAAGGAAAACAAAAACTAACAAATACCGTATTAGATTCTATTCGATTATCATTAAATATATCTCGTAAGAATTCTATTCTTTTGTATAGTTTAATTAATGACCCAAATTTAAATTCTGAATTAAGATCGTTTATTCGTATTTTATTCGCACGCGTTTATAAGAATAATAAAAAATTGTCTCCATTTTCTAAAGAATTACTTAAAATCTTACGAGACCCCCCATATGACTTATTTGACCTTAATAAGAAGGTTGGTGGTAAAAATAAAACACGTGGTCGTAAGAATAAATATAAAAAAAGAACAACACGTTCGTTACGTAAAAAACAAAGAGGGGGTGTTGACCCTTCCGGCGTGATTCTATCACAAGATTGTTCACAAGATTGTTCTAAATGTCCAGAAAATAAAGAACTGGATGATTTAATAAACAGTTATAAGGCAAAATTAATCGTCGCCATGGATAAAAATATTGAGGACGATAAACACGAAATTATGGAACGTTTGTTAAATGCTGTTCGTTTATATACATTGAAAAATGGTAAACATATATTAGAGTCGATTACAGGTGTTATCGGTAAAACTATAATACCTAGTAATATTAGTGTTAATGGTAAAAATATCATATTTTTGCAGTCATTATATGCCGCATCAAATGAAGTCAATCTAGCAATTAGAAATACATATAAATTTTTTAAAGATAATAAAGATAATAAAGATAAAGAAACAAAATTTGACCCAGTCGAAACAAAATTTTTTGATAAATTTATGGAAATTCTGAAAAACTCTATAGCGGAACATTATGCTTAATTGTTAAATATTACATAGGAAAATCCTATGTAATATTCGTTTTTTATTTATTTATACGGTTTCTTCAACCGGGGAAGATACATCTTCTTGTGTCTCGTCCGAATTAGACTGGGTCTTTCTACGTCCGGTCTTCTTTTCGTCCGTCTGAGCAGCGGCGGCAATTCTACGAGTCTCGCACAGAATAGGTCCGTTCATGACACCTGTGATGTCCATCGCATGATACTCATGCTTATCATTCTTGGATTTTACTAGGTCGAAATCAACATACTCACCTTGAACAAGATACTTATATTGTGAATTTGTTACACGAATTGAAGAATAGTGAGAGAAAATATCCTTACCATTAAAATCACCTTCACTATATACGGTGATGAACCCAAAACCAGATTTGTTGTTAAACCATTTTACCATACCGGTAATACGCTGTGCTTCACTTTGACTAGACATTATTACTATTCAAGTATATCATATTATAAGCGAAGTTTTTTAAATAGTTTATATAATTAAATTATATATCGTGTTATTTTATAATAATGTTTAAAATGAGAAAAATTTTAGCAATTGTATTTCTCTTATTTATAATTTTAACATCGTTAATGTTTAGTAATTTTATGGATCGTTTTAAAGAAGGTATGTCTTCAACTGTAACTGTTGAAGATGTTTTCGATAAACTAAAAAATAATGACGAAGATGATTTTGTATCTACTGCTAAGATTATTGAATACATTTCAGAGTTAGATGATTCAATAAAAGATACAGTTAGTGAAAAATTAAAGGATTTTGAAAATGATTCGATTGCGTTAAGTGATTTTAAAACCATCCTCAATGAACAACCCGAGTTAGTCGAATTTATTAAGACAAAGGTTGATAATTTTCAGTTTGATGAGGTTGATACAAATGAATCTCCTTCTTCTATGGATGAATCT